ACAGCACAGATTTCGATTAACTGTTTCTTCGGAGTCATAACTTTATCCTCTTGAATTTTCTTCGACTTTTACTAAACTGCTTTGATGGATTCTTCAGCACCACCATCTCACCATCACTCGCACGAATATACGCCACCATCTGATTCTTCTCGTTCAGAGCATAAGTGTGATTGGGATATTCCCAATCGGTCGTCTCTTGAAACCAAGTAACATTATCCATCACGAGTACTGTCTCCAGTTCTTGATTGACCACTTTTCAATGACAGGCGTTCCGTCAGCGTTCTCATCAACAGCGACATACGCAACAGTCTTCAGAACATGGGCATAACGATAGGGATTTGCGATCCTGTCATCAACCCAAATCTTATGAGGAAATTGCTCACCGAACTCAGTGTCGTCGTCATTCACGGAAAACTCAAACGCATTATCAGTATCACGCTCACGAAAGAAACCAATGATAGTATCATCAGCATCTTTATAAGTCGAACTCGGGGCATAAGCCATAACAATCTCCTCTCTCAATCTCAAATTAGAACAACATTATACTACAAAACGAGACAAAAGTCAAGCGATATATTTCTTGACTTTGAAATCAGTTTGCTCACCTTTGGGCATCATAACCCAAGAAGCAGACTTGGTCTCAGCGATCCAGACACCAAGAGCATTACGAGTACAACGGACAACATAATCCTGCTCCCACTCTTCACAATACAACTCAGAGTCTTCGATCTCGCTGGATTCAATCACATACTCCTCATAATACTCATCAGCGAACTCGATTAAATCGAGCAACTCAACATACGGATGACAACGACCAGCATACTGGTCTACATTCTCAACCACAAAGGTTTGACCACCCTTGAATTTCCAGTGTTGCGGACATTCACCCTCACCTTCCCAAGTGTGAGCACCATAGTTCTCTTTGACTTGCGTACGGATAACTAATTTCATTTCACAATCTCCTTCACAACTGACCAAATTAAAACAAAACCGATAGTAGAATAAAACAAACACTCAACAATCGACATAGAATCCTGCTCTAATCCACCAACAGAACCCAACACCAAAAAAGCACCGACTAAACCTTTCAAAAAATTCATAACAACTCTCCATTCAATACAAGTATTATACTACAATAGAGAATAAAGTAAAATAATATTTTGGAATATGGAATCATATTTTTATAACCAAAAGTTATGATACGTCTTTCTCATAGATATCGATCTTTTCTGGATCAATACCTCTATCAATCAAAGTCTTCTGTAAAAACCATGGATCAGGTACATCCCACTCGATGTACCTTTTATCGTTTTCGTCATACCAACTGACGCACCAAACCATGTAATTCTTCATTTATTCCTTTTCCTCGTGCCATTCGAAATGACCATTTAGTGGGTTAAATTGAGCACATTCAGTCGCAGCAGCATCTACCCTCCAGCTGTTTTGAACCGAACAAGCAGCAATCAAGACACCGACAAAAAATGCCAATGTCATTGACGCGAAGTGTGAAACCAAAAGATTGCTATCAAATTGCATTACAATAACCTCCCATCACCAATATAATGCGGACCAGTCCAAGAGACTGAGTATTTACCAAAAATATTACCACGAGGATGGTTTCTAGCGGGAGCATTATAACCTGCAGCCATCAGAATATCACCCCTCTTAAACTTATTATCATTGTCGGTATTCACAACAAAACCCCACACCGAGCGATCAGTGAGAATCTTGATGTACTTTCGACCTTCTTTAACAGAGACACCCGAACGAAATCTTTCGTTCATTTGTTTTGACACATCATCGACAGGAGCCATGAATTTGGCATAATCATCTTTGATGTCTTCAATTAGAGTTTCAATTTCTTTAATCATCACAATCTCCTTATTTAGCAGGAACGAATTTATAAGGTTTATCCCACTGACCCATATTGATATCAGTATAATGACTACGATCATAATAATCAACCATCGCATTATCATTGTTGTAGTAATCTGGACCTTTCATCGCTGAAAGCAACTCATCGATAAACGAAACAAGAGTGTTGTTACCTAAGAAATGCTCTCTAAACCAGTACTGATTTATTTGATAGTGACTAGATGGATCAAACGGAACAGCACCTTCTTTCACGTTAACAACCAAAGTAGAATGATTGCGAACAGCGATTGATGCTTTTACTTTATACTTCTTTAGGACTGCTTTGATAGCAGGGGCGAGTGCCTTTTTCTTTTCTTGCGATATATAAGCCATAATAATCTCTCTCTTCATCTCAATTTATACAGTTATTATACTACAATAGAGATAAAAAGCAACAACTATTTTGTTATAAGAAAAGATTTTTTTAGAACTTTTGAGTATATGTAGCGTTACTCTGATATGCCGCAGAATGGGCATTCCTTTTCTTTGGTCACAAGGAGTTTTCTTGCTTTTACTGTACACCAATGTTCCCAAGTTTCTTCAATGTTTTTCTTTTCTTTACCACCGAAGATAGCATCCCAGTTAGAATCTATTTTCTCTTGCGACACAGTTGTTTTGCGTGGCTTGTCGCCTTTACCGCCATGCCATTTAGACATTACATATACCCATTAATGAAATTGATTACATCCAAAGTGTCTTGCTCATTTGTGTGCTCAAATGAACGAATATGACCATCGTCAAACAAGTTTGCTCCAAACCCATTCTTGATGTTCTTGAGTTTGGTGAATCGAGACTGAATGAATTGCTCGCTCTGATCACTTCCACGTTCTTTGTATCGTTGTTCTCTAATATCGTCAGAGACTGTTAACTCTACAATGACTAGTTCGTGACCTGCCTTTTTCACTGCGTCAAAGAATGAGGTAGTTGTGAGGCGATCGCCCTCAAAAAGAACCACATCTGCTGGCTCACCTTCGAGATATTCAATGGCTTTGGGTTGAACCGCCATCGAAAGACGATCAGTTCCAGAGAACACCTCGCCTTCCTCGTATTTACCCATGAGGAATATATTTTTCTTGAGCGAGATGTAACCCTCGACCAAATCAACTGGCTTACAAGAGAACCATTCATCGCTCTTCATAAACTCTTTGATTAGAGTTGTCTTCCCTGATCCAGGAACACCCACAACTGCTATGACTGTGCTCATTTTTTCTTTCTCTTTTTCTTCTTCTCAACAATATCTAAATTCACACCAATAGTTTTATCCAACATACTCAGGGGAACATTGTCTTGAGAGAACTCAAGAACCCTTTGTCTGTGGTTTTGCATATTGACGTTAAATGTTTCTTTGAGCCAGCACTCAGCTAGATCACAGAAGTTTACCAGTTTACGAAACATCTTTGCCTTTACACCAGTAAATCGGAATATACCATATGGACCCATTAGAATAACTCCTTCTCAGTCATAACTTGAAACGACATTTCATTGTCCTGCGCATATTTTGTCGCAGCACTCCACTTCGCCTTATTCACATCCCAATTGCGTTGATAATGTGGTTTGATTTCAATGATTCGTCTTTCGACATTGCAATCTTTATTGACGAACTCTATCCAGAAGTCGGGATAGTATGAACGATTTTTACCTTCGAACACATATGGTATCCTGATTTCTTCACTAGACCAACGAAGGATCTCATCTTTCTTATCGCAATATACCATGAGAAGTCTTTCCCAACTACTTCTGAAGATAATTTGCTTCGAGTTTCCCTCGTACTTTTCTGGGTTTCTTGGCCAGAACCTACCCTTAAAATTATTTGTTTTCAAAATTGTAGTACTCCTTCAACATTAGTTTCATCATCATACATCATCTCTAAGCGATCTAACTTACCTGTATTTAGAAATGAGGAATATTTTTCTTTAATTATACCTGTTTTATTTGATAAAGTCAAGTCAAGAGTTTCGTTCCTCGCTTGCCACAATACTTCCCATTCTATACCATGCCATCCATCTTGCTCAACTTTCAGTATCTCTTCAGCCTGTCTATCTAGATAATATCCAAGATACCGACCATGATGTTTTCGGAATAATTTCTTGAACGAACAGAGGCATGTCTCCATTGAGAAATAGTTTATATCTTTAGCCAACTCAGGATACTCTGATCGCATTTCAATTATAAGATCCCGACCCTTTGCTTCTAAATCTGCATATTCCCCTGCAGTTAGTTTAGTATTTAGCTTGTCTTCTTGACCAAGAGCATATAACCAACCATTTCTATGAGACTTAGAACCAGAGTAATCATTGAACATCAAACTAGTGGGTTCCATCGGAACCTCGGCAGTATGCTTCAGTTGTTGCATATAGAACCACGTTGAGTATCTACCGAACTTGTACAACCCATCCTTGATTACTCGCCAAAGATTGTCAAAGTTTTGTTCCTCGTTAGCACCATAATATGATTCAAGTGCTTGACGTTGCGTTCTTTCTGACCCAATAAATCGTTCGTATGAGTGAAACATATCAGCCAGATGACCTTTACTCCATTTGGTGTCAGTCTGATAGCGGAGTCTTTTATAGTTCTCGGTGTTCCAAGCATCCATACGATCAAACGTAGCCAACTCAAAGTCAGGGAACTCGTTCATAAGAACCCAAGACGTCGGCAGGTAATATGTGTTGCCATACAACCAAGCAAACCAAAGTCTTTGCTCGTCATTGTGCTCATATCTTTTATTGAGATAATTCGCAAGCCAGATCGCTGGGTCACAGTCATTATATTTAAGTGACCAAGCATACCATCGCTTGAAAGCCTCGAGACGATTATTGGGTTCTCTGTAATCCATTATAAAAGTAATTCCAGTGTGGCTTTGTTATTGTAAATATCCATAAAATCATCATAACGACAGGGATGACCATGGTCGGTTTCTTCGTGCATCTTTACCTTTTTGTAAATCCATTTAATCTTTGCTGTACGAACTCTTTCAGAATAAGAGTCTAAAATCTCTGCTGCAGTTTTGTTTTTTGTTTGCTGAAAACAAGAAACACCAGTAGAGTCTATTGGCAGGTCACAAAACATTGACTTATCTCTTGTTGTACCCCAATAAGACAAACCAATCTTATCATAAAACCCAAGAGCAGATTTATTACAATCTAAACGAATTGTCTCTGCACCTAGATTGACAGCTTCTTTGATATTGAAATCAATCATAGTCCTAGCAGAACCCTTACCCCTTCCAGAAGCAGGAGTGAAGATATTAGAAAGAAATAAAACCTTTGTGCCTGCTTGACCAGATACTTTCATGAAGCAGATACAGCAAATTCCTTCTTCATCCTCAAGAATCCTCACCCCCCACGCATCCCATGCTTTCATAAAATCCCACATACCAATAGCGGTTTTAGAGAATTTTATATCAGCAGGATCCGTTAGAGAGGCATGGATCTTCAGATAATCAGTTTTATTTACTTTCTTGTACAACATTTTCAGTGACTTCTAAGAACTTTCGAGATTTACCAAGACGTGACAAACCAAGTTTCTCTGCAGTTTCTTTATCAAGATTATTATCTACTTGATCGTATTTTGTCTTTTCCCAAGAAACATACATTTCGTGGTCGTAGTCAAACGGAGGGAACTGGTAGTTATCTTCGTCAATCCACTCGTCAACATCTGGACCATCGTTCAGTGCACATTCAATAAACTTCTTAGCAAATCTGAATGACGATTCAAGTTCTTCACGTTTTGTAGAACTACGGAAACAACGGAACTCAATCGTATTTGAATTCTTCAGAGCATAAGTATGGATTCCATATCGGAAAGGTCTAGAACGAACTACAGCATCTTTACCGCAACAGTGAACACGCAACCAATCTTCAAAGTCAGTAGGAACTGTTGACAGATTGCGAATCAGCCAGTCTGGAATAATACGACCACCATCATAAGCAAGATATGCTTTGGCTTTTTTAGTACCCTTCATACGACTATCTTGAGCGAATTGATATACTCTGCGCATAACAAGGTGCTGATTTCTACCGATATAGAGCATAATACGTTTCAATGCGTCAACGTCATCCGTCAATCCTGGAACATGGACATGCAGGTGACCATGATTCACGCAACTAGCAGTCGGTTCTGTCCCATGTTTGTCAAAAATATCTTTGATTTCCATAATACGATCGACTTGTTTTTCCCAAGTATCAGTCGGCATCGTATTGATTTCACCGCCAACAGGAGGATTAACACCTGCGGGATCAGAACCAAGACCACGATATGGTTCTCTGAGATTCACAATATCAGTTTCACAATACTCCCAAGCACCAAGATGTGCAGGGATTGGTACGTTTCTATCGATATCACCCCATTCAATCTCGAACCCATAGGTGAATGTAGAAGGATCATAATGTTTGGTCATACTTTTTTCCTCAGTAGTAACATGGTTGTAATTCAGCAGTTGTACCAGCATTATCTAACATGGCACAATTATGTGGAAGACCAGCACGATTTGCTATATCTTCAGTAGATGTGACAATGTATCCGTTCTCCATAGTTGTTTTGTATAGAGGACGTTTTCCATTTCGATAAACATTTAGACTTTTATCAGAACGCAACTCGATGACCGCCAAAGAAGAATTTTCCCAGATATCCAATGGGTCAAGGCGAGCCTCAATCGTTTTATTGAGAAGTTCAGTGTCGTTCTGAGTTTCAGTTGTGAACCCATACATCCTTTCCCAGTTCTCAGGTAACTCTTGCGAGACAACTCCGTTATGCACGATTGATAAATCAGGGCTAGTTTGTATGGGTTGATTGAATCTGAGGTCACTGGTTGAATAACGACAGTGACCGATAAGGTAGAGGTTGCCATCCTCATTTAACAAATGCTCCATATTTGAGAGAGGAGAGAAGTCAGGAGCAGGGACTGCTTCAATGAGGGTGACAACCTTACCATTCTTTACATACGACAATCCAGTCGCGTGTAATCCCCGAATACGAGATTCAAGGAAAACATTCCGCACCAAATCTAAATCTTCAGACGTGGGGGAATTTAATTGTGCGCCAATCACTGCGCACATATCAGAACAAATCCTCGAGTGATGCGGATTCAACAGATGCTGTGGGATGATATGTATCAAGCATCTCTTGACCGCCCTGCTCTTTTAGGTAATCATACCATTCAGTGGATTCCCACATCTTAGAAGATACACCATTCCAGAGAGGACGCCACTCGGGATGTTCCTGATTGAGTCGTCTGTAGTCAACGAACTGACGACGCAAGTTCTCGTATTCAAACGACCCAAGTAGAGCCATTTTCTCACGAGCATAGGCAACAATCGAGATACGATCAGAATTATCGCCAATGATTTCAGTATTGCCGTGAATACCATCGTGGTTATTCACAAGAAGAAGATCTCCTGGATGAAGTTCAACAGCAATGCGATACTCGGGAAGTACAAACAAACACCCTTCCCAACTCTTTTTGCCATCAGGAGAGATACAGCTGATATTAGAGAAGCCATCTGAGAAGTCACCAGCATCTCTGTGTGCAGCAGTACGGAATGTTCGGTTTACTGTAAGAGTTGTGTATGGTGTTCCAGGAACAACAAAAGCTGGATCAATTTTATCAGTGAATGCCTTTTGCTTTCCATACCTTACAGGGAGCAACTCTTCAAACTTACGAGACAAAGTCTGCAAATATGGGTACGACTTTGAAAATAACTCAGGATTCTTTTCAGTGTATGCTGTAGCACGACCATATGGTATGCGAGGATACCGATCAAACCAACCGCAAATACCAGAATTAACTGTATTTGCATACGAGGTATCAGAGATATAAGTATCAACCATATCTTTTGCTGCAACTTTTCGTTCAGCAGGAGACATCGGGCGAACACTTTCGAGCCAATGGTCAAAAAACCCAGTGTATTCAACACCAGCCTTTTTAATTTTTTCTCTCAGCCAAACACTACCACGACCACCCCCAGATGGTTTGTGGCGAGCAATAGCATCTTCAATTGCATCAAAGTCACCATCAAGGGAAGAATCAGGGGCAGAGAAGATTGCGTCAAGGATCTCAGTTTGTAATGGCGTAACCCAGTCTCTATTACCTAACTGCTCTTGCCTTGGACCTGCAGCCATACCACGATTCTGTGTTTCTACTGCGGCAGGAGCCAACCCTTCCATTGCACCCTCTTGTTCTTCTTTGGAGAAAACTCCCTTACGGAACTTGAAGATTACGTTATGTTCACTGTTTTCCTCAAATTTATCGAGGGCATACAAGTCAGTGTCTTCAGTAATGATTTGATCGTATGTGGAGTCATCAAGCCAGCCACCTAGTTTATCATCACAGTTTATCTTTTCAATCGTTAGTTCTTTTATCATAATATATCATCCCAATCAATTTAGACCGATTAGTCCCCACCCATGTGTGGCGATCGCGTTGAGTATAATAAACCAACAAGTCGCCATATGAGTAATCCACCAAATAGTGCGAATACCAGCAACAGTATTGGCTTGTTTGTCAGTCTCTCCAACTTTCTCACCAAGACTTTTCGCCCATATTCTCCACCATTTATACATTATACTCTCTCCCTTTTAAGAAGTCAAGCATTATTTCTAAATTATTCTTCTTCAACAACTGCTTTGATGTATTTCTCTTGGATAGAAACACCTTGCACATTATCCGCAACTTCAACTGCAGTCCCCTTACTCCAATCAAGGAATACTTTATCTTTTGGTTTCACCAAAGTAACTTCTGGTCCAACTGCGACCACAAATGCAGGAATCGCACCTTTATTATCTAATGGAGCAGTAAGGATGATACCACCTGCTGTTTCTGTTTCCTTAGAACTCATTTCCTGCACTAACACATTATCTCTTAACATTCTCATAAATTAAACCCTTAATTAAATTTCTTTGCTCAAACGTATAACATTATTGTAGTTCGAAGCTATTCTTAAAATCGACATATCAACGCCAAGTTGACCTGCAGAATATATCAAGGCATTGGTGTCTTTTGGAAAACAGTGACCACCATAACCTCTTTCTTCTGTTATTTCCATATGACTAGTGCCTATTCTTTCGTCTCGGCTTACTAAATCTTTCACTGTATCATAATTTATACCTGCAGATTTACACACATCGTAGATCTGATTGAAGAAGGCAACCTTTGCTGCAAGGAATGAGTTTACAGTGTATTTCATAATTATGAGTTCTTCAGGGTCTCTAATTATCATTTCACAACCCTGCTTCCAAAACAATGTCGCCCAAAAAAGGTCGTCACCCCCACCAAAGTACATTGAAGTTCTATTGTTGAAATCTTCGAGTGCGTGTTCAGCTCGAAGGAACTCTGGACTAAATGTGATGTTGTGGTCTGGGTAAACTTCTTTGATATATCTCCAGCCTTCCAAAGATATTGTACTTTTGATGAGAACTGGGATATCAGTGGGGCATTCATCAAGGACATCAAAGACATTTGTCATATCACAAATACCAACATCAACATCAGACATTGGAGTGGCTACTGCAATGATAACCGCTTCTGGATCTCCAATAGTATTGTCGTTGAACGCTGGGTCTACGACTGTTATTTCGTTGCCCTTATTGACTGAAAGAGCCATTTCGTGCGCTCTCCCGACAAACCCATACCCGAAAACTGTTATCTTCATTCGTATTTCTCCACAACTATCCCATCACATTTATCAAGAAACTTGACACCATCATCATTTCTTAGATGAGGTTTCTCCCAAACAACACGTTTTATCCCAGATTGATATATCAATTTAGCACATTCAATACAAGGTGCTGTTGTTGTATAAATCGTAGCACCCTCGCAATTATCAGAAGATTTAGCAACTTTAGCAATTGCATTTGATTCAGCGTGAAGCACTTCTGGTTTTGTCTCTAGGAATTGAACGTCGCCATTTGGCCATTTGATTTCATTTTCACACACATTGTCCCAACCAGAGGGCATACCATTATAACCAATGGAGATAATGCGGTTATCTTTTACGATAACGGCACCAACCTGTAATCTTTTTGCGGTAGAAAGTTTAGAGTAAACTCGGGCAACTTTCATATGCGCCCTGTCCCATTTATTGGGTAGAATACCCCAAGTTCTTGTGTATGTATCAGTCATTCTTAGACATCCCACTCATATCCAGCTTTCCTCAATAGGTTCATCGCAATGTATATGTGCCTGTTTGAACCATAATATTTTAAATCTCTAGAGAGATCGTGTTCTTGAAATATAGAAAAATAGTCGTCGCCACAGCAATCATCTTGGATTAAAGGAGTATCAAATTGATCACATAAATGTTGCATGGCTCGCAAAACCTTTTCTTTGTGTAGTATCCACTCATCTTCTGTTGTTGCTAATGGATACCCTGCATTGAGGATACCAGAATGTATGTGGTGTTCATAACCCTCGAATGGAGTGCACATAAACACATGAGATGGTTTTATCTTGGGCAACCAGTACATTAAAACTCTAAATGCAGAGTCTAGAGAACCATTTGGTATGCCTAGATTATATGATCTCACCTTTAAAGTATGCCCGATACGAGTAGACCAAAGTTTGCCCTCTGGCATGCCAATCCCAAATGTATTTGAATCACCGAGACAGATAATACTACGTTTCTTTGGTTCTGTGGGCATTTCTTCACCCCTGAACCCATGAGAATTAATTCTATAAGAAAGGTTGACCCAATCGCCCTGCTTAGGATCCATGGTATTGTAGTCATATTTGTAACCGACTACATCTTCTGCTCCCTCAGGTTCTTGAAAAATCCATCCATTTCTGAGTAACTCGTCGTAGTTATGTGACCAATTCAGCGCATACTGTTCTTCGCTGTCGTCCATATAAAAAGGCAGTTCTTCTGGAGTATGGTCTTTTCCGTTTGCTTTTCCCCAACTTTCTTTCATCGACTACTCTTTCTCTTCTCGGTCTTGTTGAACCCACTCATTAAATTGGGTTGTACCTACTTTATCCTCAACCCATTCTAAAACAACTTGGGCACCTATTTGAGAACCCTTTCTCTCACCATAATAATGACCGATAACATATGCAACACCAATGCAAGTCCATGCTATAAACGTATGTGTTAATGAATCCATATACTTCTCTCCAATTAATGTTACATATCTATAACAAAAATTAAGGTTTACTCCCTACCCTAATAGTTTCGACCCAATTAGCTGAGCTTTCTTTGGCTAATTTTTCGCGATATTTTTCTAACAAGAAAGTCTCATTATTCTGGACATAATCATTAAAGGTATAGATGCACTCTCCGAACATATCACGTTCGGTACAATTTTTGTGCCACATACGTTTCGCCCATTCATAAAATTTACGATCTTGTAACTTCATTATAAACATCCTCCCAATTCTTCATTGTCTTGAAATCACCTTTGGAATGCATATTATGACCATGCTCAATTAAAAGACTTTCAAAACCAACATCGGCACCGACATTTGCATTTTCAGGTTTATCTTCAATCCAATAACAACCACGATATTTTTTACTCAATTCAGCAAGAATCTCGTCTTTATCGGCACCAGTATCAAGACAAATAACTTTCTCAAAAGTGTTCTCACCGAATAATTTATTCAGGTTTCTTTCTCGAAGTTTTTGGGCATAAGGATCTAGTGACAGACTAGTGACAGCAATAAATTTATATTTATGCTTTTCGTGTAGCTTCTTGATGTAGTATTGAGCATCTCTGAGTGGCGGTAGAAAACCAATCGCAGCAGATTCATTAAACACACTGACGATTTTTCTGGCTTCGGATCTCTTCATATCGAATCTTTGGTTTACACTATAAACCTTTTTGTAATCTTCAATAGGAGATTGTCCTCTGTTTTCCATCCAAACCATGAACGCCTCTTCCCAGTCGAGGCAAACTCCATCACAATCTGTGAGGATATACTTATCTTTCATCATACCTCCCACACACTGGAGAGATCTTGTTGGATAACATCCCACTCAGCCATTGTTGTTTCGAGAGCATAGTCTCGAAGTTCAGGTCTATCAGCGAACTGCTCATAAACCTGATAAGCCAAAATATCAGACGGCTCATTCCAGTTATTTGCAGCCAACTCTTGACACTCAAAAACAAACTGACTCATCTTACTCATAATTATCTCTCCAAGTTATCATTTCAATACAGCTATTATACAATAAAACAACGCAAAAGTCAACACTTTTCTTCAATATAAATAGATGAAACATATGTATTAAGTGAGGTTATTATGGAAAGAGCATCCCGATTTTTTGCGTTTCGTACAAGGGATGAGTTCTGGATTGTAGACGAAAAGACCCTCCAAGACGTTCCAAAACCAAGAGAAATGCTAATCAAAAAAGCGAATATAGAATCTATTCGCGAGTATGTTCTCACCCAAAATAAAACAGATTTACCAATCGTTGATAGATGTCGCGACAGAACCGAATGGCATACACCAGAAGGTCGAGAGAGGATACGCCAAGCCAAACTGGGGAATAAGCACCCCCATAAAAATGGTTTGTCGGATACGCATCGAGAAAGGATCAGTAACACTATGTCAGGAACTCGTGTTGGTGAATTTAATCCAATGTACGGAAGAAAACATTCTCCCGAAACAATCGCAAAGATCCGTCAAAAAGCATATGAGAGACCGAAGCGAAAATGGTGCGTTGAACCAAACGGAAATATGCATCTAATAGAAGCAACAGCACAATTACCAGAAGGATGGCAATGGGGAAGATTTTTTGACCCTTATAAACCTGTCTAGTATTTTGTCTTGTTGTTCTGCTCCAGGGTGAAAACCATCTCTAGATGCTCCAATAAATTCACTATTGGTTGGAAACAGATCAGCGAAGTGTAGTTTAGTGTCTCTACAAATCCATTGAATTGCGTCTAAGTTCTTTTGTCTTTGGACAGTTACCTGTGGTTCTTGCGATACCAGATCAATAAACAATTTTTCTCTGAAGTGACTTTCGTCAGTAATCTCTCGGTCACCAAACTTTTGAATACTTATTTGATCCCAGTAAGCGGAAGACCACCCTACTCCATCAGCATTCAAAAACTCTTGTCGGTTTGGTGCTGTCTCTTGAATGTAAACATTTTCTGGTTTGAGTATCGGAACCCAGTACCCAAGAAGTCTTGTAACAGTATCTAACCCAGAACCTGCTTGGGATAAATTCACAAACTGCTCTTTAGTGTTGTGCTTATATGCCCAACCTTCTTCAGGATTAAGACCAAATGCAAGAGTCGTGCTGTCTCCAATGTAAATGTCACACCCTTCTTCAATCTCCCACATTTCGATGTCCATCCGAAATCCATGAGAATTGAAACGATATTCTATTGGTGCTTCGTATTGAGCACGTTTAGGATTATCAACTGAAAACCACTTTAGGGTCTTTCCCCTAACTTCGTGGTGGTAATCAATCGCTTTTTGCATTTTTCTTTTTGCGGGGTTTCTTTTTCGCTGGCTTATTGTATTCCTCGATGCCGAGTGGCTTCATCAACTTCTCAAGTTTGGGATACATTTCTAATAACTTGCCATCTTTGACGCTTGTGAGAATATCTGCCTCTTTAAAATGAAGACCTTCGAGTATTTGAACCCAATTCATTTCTTGTTTCCAAGTCGGAAGATTCTTTAGGTTTCCATTAGGATCGAGGAATGAGTTAATTCTACGCCACTCCATTTGAATAGTCGTATCACCCATACCAACTGGAATATCTCTATCCAACTTTACATTTTCTGGCATGCCGTCGGGAAGACCCCACTCAATTTCCTGCGCTCCAACCCCTGCCCTAACTAGAGGGACAATTGTTTGATTTGTTGATGCCCATTTTTTGAGACGATCAACCTGATCTTCAATTGTTTTTGCTTCGAACACATAGTCGAACCCTTCATCTACTTGCCTAAATTTTATCATTTTTTTCCTCACGAAGATGTGTTATTACATCTGCTTCAGTTTCAATAACCACCCTTGCACCACACGCTAAGATGGGGTTTCCATTATCAGAGTATCTGACCACACTTGGTCCGAGAATCTCTACGTCGTGGCAGTATTTATTAGACCTGCCTTCCTTCACTGTTATGACAGGTTCGTCAGTTCCGTGTTTTAAATTAGCACGAATCTTATGCTGATTTACATGGATATACTTCTTCGCCACTAGAAGTCCTCCGCAACTTCCATCATATTTCGCAATCTAAACTTCACAAAATAGTTCAATAAGTTTGCACGGCTCTTACCTTTTTGTGCCTCGTACTCGTTGATCACATTTTCTTTAATTTCTTGCGGTGTCATTGCAAGATCAACAAGTTGACGATTTCTAATATACCCAGAAGCCATCTCACCCGAAACGAACTCTTCAGGTTTTTGTTTTTTCCACTCAGCAAGTAGAGTCTTTCGTATCGGCTTTTGACGTTTACCCTCTGTGACAAATGTATCATCGTCGCTTAGAATATTGGGGACACCATCACCCTTATCTCCAGTGATGATGTGTTCCATCAATACTTCTTCTGGTGTACCATCCAACTTCACCCACTTTTTCTTGATAGGTGAAAACTGTTGTACATTAGAGAACTTTTGTAATTGCTGGAAGTCGTGGTCTCCAGAAAGGATAAGGAAAGGTTCTGATTCTTCAAACAAAGCACCTTCTTTAGATGTTTGGCTGTACTCAGCAAGTGCACCAATAACGTCATCAGCTTCTGCGCCATCAATGTCAATTACAGGATAAGGTAGATACTCATCTAACTCATTTCTTATCTGATGTAATGCATCAAAAATAGAAGACCAGTCATGACCGCTAGACTCTCTAGATTTTTTACGAGATGCCTTGTAGTAAGGATAAATATCTCTGCGCCAGTAATGGCGATTATCACAAGCGATAACCACCTCACCATATTCATTACCAAATCGCTTTCTATAGTTTCTGATTTGATTTAAAATCATATGACGCAAAAGATCAATGTTCATCTCAACATCTGGATGACCACGTGTTTCCGCCATATAATTAGAGATGAAAGTTTGGTTGTAATCAATAACAATCATTCTTCATCCTCCGTTGGTTCATATCCCCAAGTATATCCGAGGTCTGGGTAAAACACACCATGCGAGCGTTTGGGGTTTCCATCTTTATCAAACGCCATCGCAGTACAAACCCAATTAGTTCGTTTGTCTGCGTTCTCACCATAGAAGTTGTGAACCCACTCACCATCTCGAAGATATGCATTCATATGTTTAATGTAACCTTCAAGAGACTTCACTTTAGCTTCAGCACCTTTGACTGAAGATCTAAGTTCAGACCTCGCACACACGAGTTTGTCTTGGTTGGATTTTATCCACTCTTTGACTTTTTTATATGAAAGATAGTGCTCATCATCTAACTCGAGCACTTTCTTACATACGTTCTTGGGTTGGGTTGGATTTGCTGCTTGACGAGCTGCACGTGCTTTTGCCAACCTCTCACCTGCAGCCTTTCGTTGTTCCTCCGTCATAGGTTTACGCTTGCGCTTCACCTTTTTGGGAGTTTTACGAAAATCGTCTATTGATATACGCTTTGCCATTTAAGGACTCCTTAGTTAATATAGCAAGTATATATCATAGAGTCAAAAAAGTCAAGCACTTTTTTTACGCAACCTTTTTGATTCGGTCTACGATGATGGTTCTCCAACCGCTTTTATCAACATCATACACAACTAAATGTGTATCTGATTGTTTAGAAGCTGAAGTAGTTTCAGGAACAACACTATCCTGCAACGTGCAATTCATTACACGTTCTGTGCCGTCTAGTTTATCAAAGGTGATTTCAACTACTCGATTATTAAGTTCATTTACAATATCAGTCATTTTTATCTCCATAATATAAAAGGTTCAAGTTAAAGTTAGATAATTCTAAAACATTTATTCACAAAAGTCAACATCTTTTTTACATAGGTTGTAAAAGTTTTTTAGTTCAGGGAAGGTTTCGTGCCAATCAGTTCCCCTTCTAGAATCGTGTTGGTCAACAAAATCAGCAAAATCTTTACGATGTTTGTCGATGTCGTCACAACTGCTATTTTTTACCCAGTCTACGCAAGACTTAAATTTAGAGAATTCATAATCGCTAAATCCTAGTTCTTTCATATACAGCAAGGAATCTTGAGCCATATATTTCAGTTCGTCGTCAGCAATTGCAGCCGATAGGTGCACAGGACTCGTCATATGAGGTGTGTCAATTATAACTTGGTCAGGATACTTTAGTTGTAACTCTCGTATTTTCTCTAAGAGTTCGTTGAAATTGGGGATTGAGAGCAAACAAAACGTAACCATAAACCCTATCTTTTCGCCTGCATCTAGTAACTTATACAAATTACTTTCAAATAGTTCTAGATTCAATCCGTGACGTATCCACTCAGCCTGCTTACCCCAAGAATCTATGCTCACATAAACCTTGGAATCCAGACCCTCGCTCGCCTCGATGTATTTGTTAATCCTGCGTTCTGAGACACAGAGATTACTATTGACGTGAAATTCAATTGGTTTTGGATTACAGCGTATGTAGTCTATTAGACGATAGACGTGGTCGGATAAGAATGGTTCGCCACCTGTGACACGCAAAGTATCTAAGTGTTCATATGCTTCAGGGAACCAATCCCAAAACTTTTTTATGTAAGGATTAGTTTCTTCCTCATATAAAGTCCACCCTGCGTCTAAACTATACTGCTTTTTATTATCTTCAGAAAGGTCATAATCACCATGCTCTTTCATTTCGTTAAACCACGCTGAGCTTTTTTGCGGTGCGCAATAACTACACTTCAATTGACAGCGATTGCTGAAACTCAACTCAAGGTATTTTGGATAAACATTTTCATTCCAAGGGATTTTTGCAGTATCATCTATGATGTCTAACGACATTTTCTTTTTCAAAAACATTGTAGTTAGAACTTGCCGTGGAGATGCAATATCACCAGTATCCTCAAGATCCCAGCAACGAGAACACTCTGATGGTTTACCGCCTTCCAACATTGTTTTTCGTTGCTGTTTCTTGAAATCCGTATTATGTAGGTCTTGATCTAAATTTAGATTGTGTGGCGGGCAGTGGTAACAAGACATGTTGATGCCCTCTGCTAGATGCATCTCAGCATGCCACCATTTCAAAATACAAAACCCAGAACCTTTAGAATCGTTCTTGGATTTTACTACATCAAAAAGACCATCCATTATTTCTTTTTATCAATCAACCATTCTAAATTAGATCTGAAACTTTTTCTTTCAGATGGGTTTAGTGCATCACCAGATTCAATCTTATCAACCACGCTCTCATAATCCGACATTATATCTGCAGCATCGTCTACTGCAGAAGGAGGACTTGGATCGGGTTCAATGATTTCTTCAGCAGTCTCAGTAGAAGTTTCATCGAGAGACATAAACTCAATTCTTTTACCTGTTGCCGAGTTTAGTTGCATATTTGCTGCTACAACAAGAAGAATTGCCAGTGGGTCAAATACTAATACAAGTAGTATAATAACTGCTCTAACAGCTTGCTCCAGGTTCTCTCGCCCTTTCTCGTATAATAGATCAGCTATATACTTAATTGGTCCAACTTCTACCTCGAATGCCCTTACCTCAGAAGATAATACAGATCGTTTGTCAAATAGCTTATCATTTTCAACTTCCGCTTCGTCAATGATAGCACGCATAGCAATACGTTCCTCTGATTGTTCTTTACGAGCATTGAGACCACGTGTAACATATCCCAATTCAGTATATCTGTCAAGTGCTTCGTCAAACCCATCTAATGTCTTTTGAGCACGAGAGATAGCTTTATCATTTGAAGCGATACGAATGTCAAGTCTTTCTATCTTGGCAGTTGCATCTCCGCTTTCTATTCCTTGATCAATGTGTGCCTTTGATAGAAATCCAAAGATACCCATAGATGTGATGATAGAAAGTATTGCCACTGCTGGGACAAAGTACAGTTTCATCAATATGTTGGCTCGCGACCAGTTTTGATATAGCCACGAAGCTGTAACCAGTTTTGCAATTTCAAGGACAACACCCATTGCTAAAATAGACATTGCTGCTGCAGGAAATATCGCCATAAGTCCTACAATTGAGAAATAACCAGCCACTGCTGATACACCCAATGCAGATGCGAATAGTAATGCTACATATCCCATAGTTTCTCCTTTAAGGTTTGATTTCTTCCATCATATCGCTGAAAACGGCTGGATCCATCAAAGGTTTCTCTCTCAAGAATTTTTGATATAATTCGTTTTCCTCATCAAATGAAATATCACCATAATCTGTAACTCCAATCCAATCAGAAATTGTGATATTCTTTTCCCCTTTTACCCTTTGCATTTGAACCCAGTTACTGGCTAGAAGTTGAAATTCGTCAACAGAAAGTTTTCCTGGATTCTCCTCGTTCTCTGGTTTTAGTTCAGGCATATCAGGTAGTTCCCCGAAATGTAAAACACCAAAGTCAGTTTTAAGTAATGCAGATAAAAATTTATATTTTACTCTGTCAGTTTCTTCGTGTATTCCACTGAAAACTCTTACTAGTTCTTTGTTTCTTAATTCTTTCACGCTTTCATCATTCTGGTCTAATTTTGACTTATCGCTGTCAGAGATAAATCCTTCGTGAGAATCAAAATACAATGGTAAATCTTCAAACCTGATTATATGCGTGATGGTATCAAAATCTATATTGGATAAAAACGGATGACCATGATACTCAGGGTGTAAACCTAGTCTCTGTCCAGATGCAGCACGCTCAACTGGATCTCGTAGCACTAGGATATGGGGAATTGAACCAAGATCTTTTTGGTAGTCTCGGTTGTTGAAATCAGAAAACGATTCAAATAATGCTGCGTGAGAACAAGTCCCGCCAAGAATATCTGACATAATTGTTCTACTGCCAGTGCGACCCATAAACCCTATAATGAATTTATCAGTTCTTATTGCTGTGATAGCATACTTCGAATATTCTAAAAGGTTTTCGGTTCCCATACTATTCCCTCAAATTCTGCTAATGGCTCTTTGTTCAAACGTATGTTCAACATAGAGTTTAGGCATTTTGGGTCATGCCTCTGTTGCCATTGCAGCAAAAACTCCTGCATCTTCGCCCAAGATTTCTTGTCGAATTCAGCAATCGTTTCTTTCACTAATTCACCTTCGTATTGTAGCACATACTTTGACGAGCCATAATACTTCTCATACAGTTTCTGCGGTTTTCCCGAATAACCTATGTAATAGTCACCATTCGGGAAATATGTGCAGTAAACTCGATGAACCTGTTTTTCTTTAGGTTTTCGTTTTTTAGCCATGCACTATTTATAGCGCATTTAACAACCTATATTTGCATATCCAGACGTTCTATCAGGATTTGGCGATTCTTCAGATGTTCGGCTTCGATGTCATCTTTAGATTGACCATGATAGGCAACGGCAAGATTATCACGAATCATAATATCGTTTACAGTCATTTCCCTATCTTCTTTCGAATCGTAGACCAAAAACTCCCCGAGTATACGACCGAACTTACCCTTTCCATCCATTCTAGTGCGAAGGGTGCATTTTTCTCCAAGTTTTTCTTTGAGGAATTCACCTGCCATCTTTCCGAAAACCTTTTCGATAGGATCCCGTGTACGAGACTCAGGGGTGTCAATACCATATAACCGAACACGCTGATTAGCAAACACGACACCGAAGCCAAGATCAATATCGACATCCACAGTGTCACCATCAACCACCCTCTTAATCTTTGCAGTATATTCATACATCAAACTCTTCTCCGTAATCTAATTTTAATTCTTCTTCAAAATCCAACTCTTCACCGCAAAATACGCAGTTTTTTATTGGGTAAAATTGTTTTTCCATTTCGTGTTCAACCCAAAAAATTGCATCGCAAGATGAACACTCACATCTAGTCTTATCCATCTATGCTGCAGACCCCCAAACATCCCCCCAATCACCAGCAAGTGCTCCACGTGCATAATCCGTAGCACGATTTTCAAAGAAATTTGTGTGAGTTGGTGCGTTTATCATTTCTTCAACCCATAGAAGTGGGTTCTTCTTGACTTTGAAGATGCCTTTCATACCAAGACTAATCAATCTTCGATCACAGATATATCTGATATACTTTTTGACTTCTTCTGCTGTTAGTTCTTCCATTTCACCCATAGCAAATGCGAGGTCAATAAATTTGTCTTCAAGTTCTACCATTTTTTCAGCGATAGTGTAGATCTTACCTTTTAGATCGTCATTCCAGATCTCTAAGTTTTCCTCAACATATTGTCTGAACAATTTGATCATTGATTCAGCGTGCATTGTTTCGTCAACAATAGACCATGTAACAATCTGCCCCATGCCTTTCATCTTTCCGTGGCGAGGGAAGTTTAACAACATAATAAATGACGAGAATAACTGCATACCCTCAGTGAACGCACTAAATGCTGCAATGTTAGTTGCTACAGTTTTCTTATCTTGCGAGGCACTAGACATTTCCATAAAGTATTCGTGTTTGTCTTTCATTGCCTCATATTCTAAGAACTCGCTATAAGTCGACTCGGGCATACCCAGAGTTTCGATTAAATGAGAATATGCAGCAACGTGTAATGCTTCACGTGCAGCAAACCCAGCAAGCATCATACGAACTTCGGGTTGAGGAAAGTGTGGAAGATAATTTGTGACGTAACCACCAGCAACGTCAATATCTCCCTGTGTAAAGAAACGAAAGATATTTGTTAGAAACGACTGCTCAGCTTCGCTTAGTTTGTTTTTCCAATCTTTTACGTCTTCAGCCATAGGAACTTCTGTGTGAAGCCAATGAGATTGTTCGTGTTTTAACCACGCCTCATATGCCCATGGATAATTGAATGGTTTGAAGTAATCTCGTTCGTCTTGAAGGTTTAGTTTTTTAGCCATTGAAGGTTTCATCCCATTCAGTTAGTGATTGTGAAAGTTCTAATAATTCTGTGTAGCCACCGATATGCTTTTCTCCCGCATAAATTTGTGGGACACTACCAGTTTCTTGATATTCTTCTTGGAATTCTATTTCCATGCCATTTAAAAATTGTTTTGCGTCGTTACAGAAACTGCAGTTGTCTCTAGAATATATTTTAACTAGCATTAGTTTGTTCCTTTATCTTGTTTATTAATTTGGGTGAATGCCCATTCTCTTTCTTTACACCATGGGCAGTATCCACACCTACCCTCATCGAGTTCAGTGCAGCTGTGGGTTATATCCATAATGTCGTCGGCAATACCTAAATCAAAACCTAGCTGAACGACCTTATCTTTAGTCATATCAGCAAATGGTTGTCTTACAATGTGTTCGAAAGGAGTATCTTTGGTTCCACCCCTATCATGGTCAGCGTGCATTTCATCATAATACGCAGTCATTGCAACATACACTATGTCTGCATATCCCCTTGACAATATTTCAGCAACACCGCTTTTAACATAGTCCGAGGGATTCTCAGAGTCGACTTGTCCCACCACAGTAGGATCTGCGTCATAACCTGAGTTCTTCAGGACTTTTTTTGCGTATTTTAATGCGCCATCAATTTTTGGGACAGTGTATGGTTTACAGATTTGACCACGTTTCTTACATTCTTCGTAAATTATATGCCAAAGAACAGCACTATCCCAACCACCTGAAACACAAACTGCTATGCGTTTGCCATCAGGTATATCATCCCTCACACGCGATACAAGTTTCTTCATCAATTAATGCCTGCATATCAATTTCTTTGATCACGTTTCGCTCAATGCGCTTTGAGACTCTGTCGGCTTTACCTAGTTTTTCGGATCTACAATAATAAAGAGTTTTTAACCCTTGTTTCCATGCTAAATAATGAATTGCGTGAAGGTATTTGATATTCACGTCAGGACGGAAGAATAGATTGAGAGACTGGGCTTGGTCAATAAATGCCTGCCTATCTGCTGCATGCTCAATCAACCATCTCTGATCAATTTCCATTGAGGTCTTGTATATATATTTTTCATCATCTGTAAGACATTTCAAGTGTTGGACTGATCCATCATTTGCAATTATCGACGACCAAGTTTCGTCATAATCCAACTTTTTGTTTTGATCACATTTATCTTTAATGAGAGCATCAAGATACTTATTTTTGTTAAGAAAAGCTCCCGATAAAGTATCCTGTCTATAGGCATTCGCTCTAAAAGGTTCAATAGAAGGCGAAGTGTTTCCCATAATAATAGAGGAGGAAGCATTAGGAGCGATAGCCATAACATGACTAAATCGTTTGCCTGTTCCCACAGCGTCTGGGGCTTCTCCTCTCTGTTTACCCAACTGAATATTTGCTTCATCTAATTTACTCCTAACAAGTCTAAACATACGCATATTCGCACCTTTGGCGACTGCACTTTCCCAAGCGATACCCTTTCTTTGAAGATATGCGTGAAAACCTAGTGCACCAATACCAATAGAGCGTTCACGAGTCGCACTAAATTTTGCTCGTGATACAGAGTCTGGAGCATTGTCGATAAAATATTGTAGCACATTATCAAGCATTTCTGCGGTATCTTTCAAAAACATAGGATCTTTTGACCAAGCATCATAATTTTCTAAGTTCACAGAGGAAAGGCAACAAACAGCAGTTCTTTCTTCGCTTGTTGGTAAAATAATCTCTGAACAAAGATTAGACTGATGAATCTTAAGACCGAGTTCTTTTTGGAACTCTGGCATTTGGCGATTACTTTGATCGATGAAATGTATGTATGGCTCACCTGTTTCCATTCGTAATTCTAGGATCTTTTGCCAAAGGTCTTTTGCCGATACTGTTTCTCGTATAGCACCTGAATGCGGATCTAGTAAGTTCCAACCATCATCTGCATCTGGATCTTGCATACAGCGTTCAACAACTTCCATGAATCTATCGCTAATATTGATGCCATGATGAAGATTAAGCGCACGCATATTGGGATCGCCAGTCGGCTTACGCATCTCCAAGAACATCATAATGTCTGGATGTGATATATCCAAATATGCAGCATAACTTCCACGTCTAGTCTTACCTTGACGATACGCAAGAGAAGAAGCATCATACGTTTTTAGGTGAGGCATAACACCAGTAGACTTATCGTCGGATGCACGTATACCAAAACCAATACCAACACCACCGCCAAGCATAGATAACCAAGCTGTTTCGCTGAAATTTTGAACAAGACCTTCAGCGGTGTCTTCGATATAATTCAAGAAGCAAGAGATAGGCATACCACGCTTTGAACGACCATAAGAAAGGATCGGTGTAGAATACGATAGCCAATGTTTACTACTATAATCATATAGTCTTTGTGCGTGTTCTGGATTTGACGAGAACGATTTACTCACATATGCAAACCTCTCTTGAGGTGTAGTTTCTTCGTCTCGCATATAACTTTCTTGAAGACGTTGAAGACCTAATTTATCAAATAAATCGTCACGAGATTCATCAATCTGAATCCCCATATATTCTCGTTTTGCCATTTATTTCTCCTGAGGGTAAATCTGTTTATTATTGTTCATCAAGTGCTTGTACGATGTCGGGGAAGTGTTGCCCTATGACATCCCAGCATTGATCAGCCACAATCATATGCTCTTTTTGCGTTCCATTGGCACGTCTTAGATCACAGTAATGAATCCACGATCGAAGAGAACCAGCCATGTAAAGAGTTGTTTCGGTAAGACCTTCGGGTAACAATGCTCTTGCTTGCTCTTTGGCGATACCCATTTTAAGTGCAGCCGTATATTCTTTCTTGGCGAAGTTTCTAACTCTTGCTTGAGATCTCCACCATTCATCGTTTAGATTTTTATCATCTGACACATTTGAATTTTGTCTGTTTTTCTCGTCTTGAGTTCTAGCTTCTCGGACAACGTCAATATTTTCGCTGACTGCATATCGCTGAGAAAACTCTTGGAATGAAAAAGAGCGATGACGTAGAATCTGTCGAGCAATATCTCTTGTTGTCTTTATTTCTAACGTCATGTGAACCATTTCAAATGGAGACCAGTGATTCTCACGCATTAAATAGCGCAATAATCTTGGTGCAGTTTCTTTGTTTGATTGGTTAGTAGGATTACTGACTCTTGCTGTATATGCAATTAGTTCTGCAGCAGTACTACAATCGGTTGTTGCTGATGGTTTACTCAAAGCAACTAATTTTACTTCACTCATATTTTTCTCCATAACGAGTATTTTGCCTTTGCGGAAAGACCAGAAAAAGTGTTTTCCATTATTAATTTATACGAGTCAATTCCTTCGTTTTCCATTTCGTTTATATCTTTACCGCTGATACTATTTGGCCAGATGACTACATTATAACCCAGATTAATGTATTTGTCAAGCAGTTTACAAACTTCTTTGTTACGAGGCTGATTGTCAAATACAATTGTTGTTTGATCCTTATTCAACCCCAACTCATCAATCTTGTTGAAAGAAGTGCCAGCACAAGCAATAGAGTTGGGGATGAATAAACTGTCAAGTGGTGCTTCAACGACGATAACTGGCTTGTTCTTATCGACTTTGTCCATACCAAAGACAGTAGGAGCATCCTCGTCTACCTTTACGAGTATGTACCTTAGAGCCTCTCCTCGCATGCCTCGCAGCGAAACAGCAGTCAACCTACCATACTCATCAATAAATGGTATGGCAAGTCTTGGCTCAGTAGTTTTAATTGATTCTTTATACTTCGGGTTTAGATTTGCTACGTTCTGGACATTATCCACGAAATATAGTTGATCTAAGGATTCTTTTGGTATACCTCGACCAAGGGCATATTCAACTGCCTCGTGATCTCTCGGAAGAATGGATAACTTATCCATCAACTGATCAACGAGAGTCTTTTTCTCAAATTTTGGTTTGAAGTCTATGACCTTCTCAGGTTTAGAATGCCCCTTACCCTTTCCAGTCTCACCATCAGCAAATCTTTCTAAAACATACTGTTTATACAGGACTGAATCTATTTCTTTAAGAAGTTTGCCGAAAGAACCAGACCATTGACAGTTATGACATTTATAAAGAAGGTCGTTGTTTCTCTTGAATAGGTATCCACGCATTTTGCGCTTGTTCTTTTGAGAGTCACCGCAGATAGGGCAACGGACATTAAAAAGATACTCCCCCTTTCGCTTGAATAACTCGAAGCGAGAGGAAGCCATGTTAAGGTATTTTACATCGACATATAAAGACATAATGCATATTATGCACTATTTTTGTTGAAAAGGCAAGGGATATTTTAGGAAAAGATTTCAGCGATCCAGTCAAAAGCACCTACGACAAAACCACCCACGGCAGCAACACCCATCATAAAGTAACCTCTTTTTTCTAACTCATTTATTCGTTTCTCGAGTTCTTCTTGTTCTTGACGAATATTCTCGTCTCTAATCTCAATAGATTGCTTTAAATCGTCAAGAGCATCCATAACTCTGGATGCAAAATCTTGCATATCCTTGGCCATCTCTTTATTTCCTGTGGTGATTCGAGAATGAAGTTCTTTTAAATTTTCATCTCTTTCTAATCGCCTTTGCTCAACGAGATGTACTAGATTTTCGTAATCTTTTGCTTGGTCTTCTAGTTGTGAATCGTGTACTGCTAGCATTTGTTGAATGGCACCTGCTGCATCAGCCATTTTTTCTATCGACTCGTCCAACTTGCCGAACAAATCTTTCATCTGCTCGACTTCGGTTGATAGAACTGCTATTTTAGTTTCTGGGCTTTGCGTCACGTTTCTTTTTCCTTCTTCTTACGAGAGGCATGACACGTGGATCTCTTCCAGGCTCGCCCTTTGGTCCAACTCCGATACCATGAACAGCACCGCCACCCGCATTATTTGCAGCGAGGTCTTCTGATACGAAGTTGTTAAATGAAATTAGATTAGAACTCTCTAATAGTTCCGCTTGTTTTATTACATCATCGTCTTGCATAAAGACTTCAAGTAACGCATCAATATTATCTTCATCATCCTCTCTATACTCTTTTAGTATAGCCATCGCAGCAGCAAAAGTCAACAATCTTTTTGCGTTGCGATCGGGCGATTTCATAAGAGACTTTTGAACCTTGAACACAAACCGCTGAAGGAGAGAATAAGAATCAGCTTCTTGTGATGAGACAGGATCTTTTAACTTATTTCCGTCTTTGTCGATTATACCAAGTTTAAACGCATCACTGCGTTCAATTGGAGTTGCCAACATTCGCAGGAGTCTATATGCTACAACTGTATCTACAAACCTTGACATTATAGTTTCCTTAATTCGTCTAATATGTTGGCATCTAGCGGAATATCTGAATATTCATTTGAGCCTATTGTTTCCAGTGGTACTCTATTTAAGTAAACTAGAAACGATTTTAAAATAGCAAAATGTTCTGGGTCTGTTTTATAAAACAACAGTTCAGTTGCATTAGTCCCAAAAACATTGTACAAAACTATTAGGTGGTTAATGATCAATCTTTCACTTAAAACACCATTCTTCTCATAGCGACGAAAAAGACGTTTGAGATACTTGAATCTATTCAAGTCTTCTTCTAAGTCTTCCATTCCCTCGCATTGAGGGTTATTGTATTTTTTTATAGCATAGATCAAAAAATTTGATTCAGTCAATTCCATATTATATTTTTTTCTTTTAGTTGGTAACTGCAGCAGTGCCTCCAACGACCCACCACTTCTGATTTAAGTACATCAAAGTAGCAGTATCACCTTGCCCATCGAATACAACTGTGTCGTGCCCAAGATCAGTATCGTCTAAGGTCAACGTGTTATTAGTTGTATTCGCTACCATCACAATAAATTTAATTTGCCCCTCAATTCCAGGAGCAATAGTCAATGTTCCCGATGCTGCTGGGCTGACTAGAACTGTAACAGTCTTAGTAACAGAAACAGCACCAGCACCACTAATAACTTCACGATTTGCAGTTTCATCAAAAGTGAGTGTTGAGCCTAGTTTGACTGGAGTGTCAACGTCAGCAAACAGATTTGCTATTGATAACTTTTGACTCGCGCCACCCTTGACCAGATATAAGTTATCGGCAGGGGCAGCACTAGTCGCAGCAGTTAATTCACTTAGTTTTTGATCAGCCATTATTCAGAGTCCTCAGTTACGATTAAGAATCTGGGAATTCAGTATCTTCAGCATCACCCATTGTTGAAGCAGAACCATCTGCTAGAGCAACAAGTGTTTCGTATTGCTTGCGTTCAGTAACGCCATCAACAGCGAATGTCAAAGCAGCAGCACCACCGCCACCAAGTTGCGCATCAGCAACTGTAACAACTTCATTGTTGGCAAAACCTGTTCCTGGATTCAATACAGTTACAGTTGCAGCACCAGTTGATGGAGCAACAACAATTTGGAACCTAGCACCAACGCCATTTGAAGCAGTTGAGTACATGCTTGGGTCTAGGATGTAAGTTCCTGCAGCACGATCAGTATCAGCTGCACCGATTGTATCAACAGCAGCAATACGACCTGATGCTACAGTTTTAACATTAACCCATCCTGTTTGAGCAATACCTTTACCATCGGCAGTTGCAGCAGCAACCTCCGCTTGATCAACACCAAAAATAGTTTCAGAAGAAACTCCTGATGTACTATTGGCTTTGATCATACCGCTTGGCTTTTCACTTAGAGTGAAGTTTTCACCATCACTAATTGCTGACAATGATGGTGTATTGGATGTATCTGCATCTACTACAGTACATGCTGTATTGGAAGCAATAGCTGTGATTCTAAAGTCAATAGAATTGGCAGTGAGAATATCACCGACTGCAGCTTCCGTTGTGAAGGCAGTTCCTGTCCCTGTCACAGCTCCAGGTGTTTGTAAATTGGTAATGGATGACCTATACCAAGCAATTGTGCCTGTTGACGTTTTATCGTCTTTTATTCCCCAACCTGACATTTTTTTCTCTCCTAAAATTGAGTGTTTTGTTTAATTCTTTCTATTTATACATTTATTTAAGATGACTTTGAAATGAATCGTGTGAGTCATGCGCACTATGCATCTTCTCTTTATCAGCAGGTTTCGCTTTCATATATTTAGACATATATTTATGAGCGTCTGCCTTACTTACATTGTGAGAAGATCCATCTTTAAATTTAACTGGCTTGTCTATTGTTACAGCTTTGCGTAGTTGCATAACTATATGACCGCCATGATCGTCTTTCTTTACGGCAGGTTTTGCAGGCGTTGAGTCCTTTTTAGTTGGAGCCAAACCCCTAGAATCAGCACGAGCATCCCTTTTTGCGTCTGCTGCTGCACTTTCTTTCTGTGCTGCTTGATAACCCTTATCAGTTTCCTTTTCTTGACGAGCCTTCATATTTGAAAGACGTTGCAGTTTTCGTTGCGTCTTTGCTCGCATTTCTTCAGAATCACTCGCCATATCTTCGTTAACACCATGGACTGTGTACTTACCACCAACTTTATCTACCTTTTGCGCCTTCATGGCATGTGCTTTAGCTTTGTCAGATGTCATTGGTTTTGAGGAATTTACATGTTTACCCTTGCTGTCAGTATATTTTACAACATGGGTTGCGTCTTCGTTTGCAGTCTTCAATGCCTTTTGGGCTCCAGGATGGTTAGATAATCCTTTTTTGATTTTCTCCATCTTTTTCACAGCACCAGTCATATCACCACCCTTGTGGCGTTTATCAAAGGCGATACCTTTAGCCATTTTGACTTGCTTGCCTGTGATATATTCTTTGATGTCTGCTTCTTCTTTTGCCTTTTTCTTTTTTCCGTAACCTTCTTCAATTGATTCGTCTTTTGCTTTATGAGACGCATCAACTTTATTGAAAAATTCTTTCTTTTCGTCGTCCGACATATCTTTGAGAGACTTACCTGCTTTCTTCAGCATTGCGTCGAATTTGGCTTTGTATCCATCTTTGGCAGATGCTTTCATCATACCATACTCATCTAGTGAGTCTTCAACAACACTAGCATTTTTGCCGTGCTTCACAACATATTTTCCAGAAACGTCTTTGTGTGCAACACCTTTGGTTTTCTTAGCATGAATATCTGCAGTTTTCTTATCAAAGGTTCCAGCATTATGGTAATCTTGACCTTTCTCGCCTTTAGCACCAACATAGTTTTGTTCTTCAACTTCTTCTCGGCTATCCTTACCAATCATAGACCAACCTTGTTTTTTCATTCGGTCAGCAGTGGCGCCATCAACCTTACGTTGGAAAGAACCCTTCTTCATAACATAGATTTCTTCGCCTTCGACGATAGTTTCTTCAGTTTGATAGCGAGTTTTTTGAGTATGTTGTTTTGCCTTTTGGAAGACTTGACTGTCACCAGTAACGATGTAAAGCATAGATTGCATTACTTTGTTTACTGCTTCTCTTTCTTGTGGGTTCAATGCTTTACCAGATTGCATTTTATCCAACCCTCTATGTAACATAGGGAGTTGTGAAGAAGGAAGCATTCCTTGACGCACGAGCTGATCTAACTTTTTGTAATCTGCAGCTTCAGCAAGTAACTTTTCTCGGATTTCTTTCTCAAGTGACATTATAGTAATCTCCTAGGATAATTCTTTTTATAATTATTATTTATAAACTCAACTTCTTCCACTTATACTTATACGCATAAAGAAAAAGCCCCATAAGGGGCTTCTTTTTGGTTCAATCAAACATTTAAATGTACTAATCTGCGACCTTTGAGGTAGACCATTGACGACAAGACCAATAACCTGCTGTAGTCTTATCCTTCTTATTAGCACAATCGTGTCTTGCTCTAAAGTTTGCTCGTCTTCCTGGATCGTCTCGTTTGATTTCCATATTAGGATCACCGAAACGAACTACTTTAATTTTCTTGGTTGATGGATCGCGAACATACACTTTGAATTTTTTATTTGGGTTTTCAGAAGTTCGGATAATTTTATTTAATTTAACACCTTTCTTTTCTCCGTCTTCCATAATGATCGCATCTTCTATATCCAACACTTCATCAAGATGTGAGCAATCATCGCAGCAAGAATCTTCCAAAACCATATTATCATCATACTCAGTGTGGGCAAGATCAGTATCGTGATTCAAACCACCTTTTTTCTTTTTGGTGATGAATGCGTTTACACGAGCATGTCCCCATTGTTGTGGAGTAGTTCCTGGTCGGTGACCAGTCTTCCATGCAGCCATACCTCGATTGTAAACTTTACGCAATGTAGAAACTGAGATACCTGATTTCTTTGCTTTATCAGCTAACGCACCTTCAATTAAATGATCTTTAAAATTGTTCATTTCTTTGCCTTTTTGATCTTAAATTTCTTTGCTTTATATTTAGAAACACTACCGCCCTTCTTAACAGAAAACTTCTTCGCTTTCTGAGAGGTCATTGTTCCACGTTTGTTTTTAAGACGATTCAATTCAACCTTGCGCACCTGAGGTATAAGCCTCACAGCGATACGAGAAATAAGGGGTTGGAACCTTTTAATCATAGTTTCTAGTCTTGCCTTTTCTGCTGGTGGAAGACCTGCCTTATCTCTTCCGCGAAGAAGACGCTTATACATCATATTTCTAGCACCACGAGTAGCACGCATTTTAATACGAGTGTTACCGCCTGCACGTTTCGATGCACGAATGCGTGCGAGTTTTAATTTCGTTTTGTTTCTTCTTGCAGCCTGACGACGTTTAATTCTTCCCAGAGGTGTTAATGCTTCTGTGACTTGAATGTCATCTTCGTAATTACCTTCTTCGTCATCTACCTCTACTTCTACCACTTCATCGGGTTCTAATATTCCAAGGTCTACCATATCATCAATCGTGACGTTGTCTGCCTGAAGCATCATATCTCGTATATCTTTTTCAGTCAATGCAGTGTCCATTGGCTCAGCGACAATTGGTTTTCCATTATCCTCTAGATTCTCAAGAATACCTGCGTACAAATTATTCACGTGTTCTATTGCATCAGCAACACTTTCTCTGACAATGTATCCATCTCCGCGATCTTTATACCCCTCGGGAATGTCGACACACGCTTTACGTTGTCTACAGTAATACTTACCTTCGCCACACATTATACCATCTTCTTCGCAGATACTTTTCTCGTCTACTCTATAATGTCTTTTTGAGGATGTTTTATTTTTCTTAGTAGTTTTTCCTGGCTCTCCTGGAGTCATCGCTTTCATATATGCAGTAGCTTCAGGAGTTCCTCGTTCGTACTTGGCTTCTTCACCTAATAGGTCGACTGCCTGTTTACCAAGAATCTTTGTATTGAATTTGTTTGTCAAATTAAACTTGCGAAGTAGTTTTCCTGCATAAAAATATACATCATGCCTTGCTCTACCGCCTCGACTTTTTTTATCTTTCTTATAGTCGTCAAGAACTGATTTAGCCATTTGAGCATATTTGTCTTTATAGATCGTCTTGGATTTAACGATATCTGACATTGAAACTTCATCTAAGGAAGTTGATCTAGGAAGTTCGTTCTCGTCAATTTTAATCTTATCGAATACTTTGGTATCTTTCACACGTTGTTTCGAGACACGTTTCTGTACGTTGCGAAGTTTACCTATTTTGGGTAGAGCCATTGGGTCTTTCTTAGTCTTTGGATCAACCAAGACATCTTCTACCTTTTCTTTAACATCTTTCTTGTCGTGGACGTAACCGAGTTTGTCGAGTCTAACGTGGTCTGCATACCTTTTCGCCATGATACCCTTTCCAGTCTTTGGGTGGTACATCATGTGTGGCTCAAACCCTTCTTCGTCCATCATACGTTGAACAAACTTTGTATACTTTGAAGGTTTAGTCTTCGCAGTTGCATCTCCAGGTGCTGGTTTATATGCCTTTGGATTACTATCAGACATTTTCGATTGGCGTTTGAATTGTGCATCCCGCTTTTGTTTGGTAGATTTACTCAAACCTGCGTGGTACTTGGCAGGTTGACTGCCTTTCCTCTTAGCGATATCGTTATCCTGTCTTACTTCTGTTTTCTCATCCATAGCATCCAACTTTGCTGCGACTGCCATTTGGCGTCGTTTCTTTTTATTCTTACCTTTGAATTGTGGTGCATCAGACTTCTGGAAATCATCAATCCACTTACCCATTGAATCAGATGCGTCTAATTTTTCATTCATTCTGTTTCTAGAAGACTTTTGATCAGATATCCACTTCTTAGCAATA